TGCGTCGCCTCTGAAGTAGTTGAGGTCGAGCGGCCCGTTGTAGCCGCTGATCCAGCCGTTGGAGGTGTACTGGCGCATGGCCTCGCCGTAGATCGCGTAGTTCCACGGTCGGCTCTGGTAGCCGGTGGGCGCGTTGCTGGCGTACTGGGCGACCCACAGGCCGCAGTTGGCGCGCACGTCGCCGGGTATCTGGCCCAGCGCGCTGGCCTGCACGTACACCATCGGCCATACGCCGGTGAGCGTGTGGACGCGCTGGACGAACCGGCGAACCCAGTCGGAATTGCCCCACTGGGCGTTCTGATAGGACTCCCAGTCGAGCACGAGCACGGCCCTGCCGATGTAGTCCCTCGCCCGGCCGACGAAGTAGTCGGCCTCGGCCTCGGCGTTGTTGCCGCCGGCGTAGTGGTACAGGCCGAGGCTCTTGCCCCGGTCTGTCACGCACTTGGCCTGCGTGCGCCAACTGGAGTTCTCGAAGCCTACGCCCTGGGACACCTTGACTACGGCGAAGTCGTAGCTGGCGGTGCAGGTCACGTTCGAGGCCTGCCAGCCGGACACGTCGATGCCGACCATGTCGGCCAAGGCGGTCGCCGGCGAGACGCCGAGCAGCACGGCGACGACGACCGCGAGGATCCGCGTCACCAGGCTCGGCTTGCTCTTGTTCTTGATGCTCATTCCTCTCCTTTACTGTTGATGGATATGGAAAAGCCCCACCCGATCGGATGGGGCGAAATTTCTGATTGGCTGACTGTTACCAGCGGTCGTCGCCGCCGCGCACGAACATCCACACGACGGTTACGGCGACTATCATCACGATGACGATCATCGACGCCTCCTCAGTTCGCGGATGTCCTCGCGCAGCTCCAGGTGCTCGCGTTCGGCGTTGGCGACGCGTTCGTTCACCGTCTTGAACTCACCGTTCATGTCGTCACGCAGCCCGTCGATCGCGTCCATGACCCGCTTGTGCTTCTCGTCCATGTCCACGCGCAACGGCGCCTGATGGTCGTTCGTGATCTCCCACTTCGTGGCCGACTGCTGGTCACGCAGCCCGCGGATCTGACGGGACTGGATCACCGCCACTATGACCGTGGCCAGGCTCGGCACGACGGCGATCAGGATCACCGCCCACAACGGGGTGCCTGCTGGAGGGGTCATGGATCGTTCCTTTCGGCGTATGCTCTGAGGTATGAGTGATGACGTGTTGACGCCGGGTGGTCAGGTGAAGGCCATCGGCGAAGGTGTGGAATCGGCCGGCAAGGGTGTGGAGCGTGCGACGACGGGCATTTCGAAACTGGTCACGTCGATCAGCGAGGCTGTTCGGTCCGGGGACGGAACGCGCGGAAAGCGGGCGATATTCCGCAAGTCCGTCGGGGACGCGCGCCGCTTGTTCGGCGACGACGTGCTGTCCGATGAGGAGGAGCACGCGCTGGCCTGGGAGTACGTGCGCACGGTCAACGGTTTCGAGAACCTGAACGCGGTGGGACGCATGGCCGAGGACGCGTGCCGTGCCGGCAGCGTGGATGTGTCCGGCGTCGATCGGCTCCAGCCGGACTGGTGGGACGCGTTCGAGGACGGCGCCTCGCACGCGTACGACGACGAGGTGCGGGCCATATGGGCCCAGCTGCTGGCCGGTGAGATCAACCGTCCTGGAACGTTCTCGAAACGGACATTGACGACGTTGAACAACATGTCACCGCTTGAGGCCCAGCGTTTCCGGGAACTGTGCTCCTGGTGCTTCGATGTGCGCTGCGAAGGCGAACCTCCCTATGCCGTGCCCCTGCTGGCTCAGGTCGACGGCAAAGGAAGGACTTATGGCGGATTCCCGTTGCCGCGCGGGACGGTCCTTGAGGACGCGGGGCTCGTCACCCAGTCAACCGGGCGGAAAATCGTGTTCCGGCCTGGCCCAAACGCCATCATCGTCAACGGCGACGTACGACAGGTATGGAACAGCGAGAGGCACACCGTCTGCTTCATGTCCGGATACTCATTGACATCGACTGGACGCGAGTTGGCGTTGCTGTGCGCCCACGGGACCGCGGAAGATGATATCCCGCGCCTCATCAGCGAACGGTTCGAGAACGATATGCCCACGATAGGGCAGTGGATTGTGCTGAACCCACCGTCCGGATCGTCCGAGTTCGTCCCATCAGCCGTCCATGAGACGGAACGGGCTCACCTGTACCGGTGAGGCCCGGAACATCCAGTCGCATCGGGGGATCGTCCCGTCGGCCGTCGGGTTGGCGATCTCGCCGGACGCGGCGCTGAAGTACCGGATGTAGTGTGACGGGACGCGCCCCGCCTATCGGTCGGGTTCGTCGAGTGGGACGCTGCCCGTGAGCTGGATCCATCCCTCGTTGCTCCGGATGGCGCCGGGGCCGATGGCGATTCTCCCGTACGCGTCGATCTCCAGCACCGGTCGCGCGGTCCATGATCTTCGCGGTCACGTCGCCATCGACCCGGCATCACCACCTCCACGAGGTCACGATACTTCCTTACAGGGTTCTGAGGAAGTGTTCGATGATGGTGCTCCGGTATTCGTGGGCCTTGGCGTTGGGGTGGGCGTCGGCGTCGGACAATCTGAACGCCTTGTTGCGCAGTTCCACAGCACGCGGGCTGACGTCGATCCCGTTGCGTCCGCCGATTCCCATGGGCACGGACGGGTCGCCCTTGAGGTCCAACCAGGGCACTCCCCAGTATCGGCAGATGTCCTTGATCGCGTCGGCGTATGTCTCGGTCATCCACGCGTCCGGTATGATGACGCCAATCTTCGCGTACGGCATGTCGGTCAGGAAACGTTCGAACACGGTGTTGTACGCGCCCCACAGGGTCGTGTTGCCGGTGTCCTGTCTGGAGCCGATCTGTCCGGCGGTTAAGTTGTATTCGTTCAGGCCGAACATGAGCGTGATATAGTCGACGTCGTTAGGGACAGCTAGGTAACGTTCCACGGAGAACGGGTTGTTCGCCCCTTCGATGTTCGTAAAGTCGCTGCCGGATATGGCCTCGTTGACTAGGGTCATGCCGTTGCGCTTGGCAATCCACCACGGATAGGATTTCACGGTCCCGAGGTCGTGGTCATAGTCGTCGCCGGTCAGTCCCGCGCCTGCGGTGAAGCTGTCACCGCAGGCGACGTACTTCTTTCCGTACAGGACGTTCGATGCATAGGACGCCACGTTCCTGGAATCGATGTAGTCGCCGAGTGCCACCGGAGCCGTCGAGACGACCTGGAATTTGTCCGCATCCGGAACGACGTATCCCAAGAACCCGAACCGTATGTACGCGCCACCGATCCTCCTGCACTCGTGCAGGGACACGGTAAATTCCACGCTCGTGATTTCACTCGTGTCCTCGTTGTCGCCGAGGATGCGGATGAATTCGTAGTCGCGATTGTAGAGCGCGGCGGCGCGCGAATCATACGCCACCATGGTCCTCACGGTGACGTACGCGTCTCCGAGCAGGTCGAGGTCGATGTAGTCGGACGTGTACCCAGGGTCAAATGGGGTGGCACCGCCCGATTGGTTCAGGAACGCGCCGGCCGTCATCTCGTCGTACCTCGGGCTCAGCACGGTCTCGTCGCCGAGGAGAAAGCCACGCCCGTACACCAGGCCTTCCACGTCGGACAGGACGCCGCCGACGACGTCCGACACCCTGCCGACGTTAAGCGCGGTCGCGTACCTGCCGTCCAGCATCCACCGTATGGCCTCGCCGTCCTTCTCGCGCAGCGACAACGTGACGTCCGAGGTTGAATCCGTCCATGCGAACGACTGGGCACGCATGTACGAGGCGCCACCCGGCACTTGGAACACGTACTCCCCGTTGGGGTTATCGGTTTTCACGCTCCCGATATTGCGCATCAGCGAATCGTAGAAGAATACGGACTGCGCGCCGTTGGACGATCCCGTGTACACGTACTCCTCGCCGGCCGACGCCATGACCACGTCGGTCACGTAGCATAGGACCCCGGCGACGGGGTTGAATCTTATGCCGTTGTTGTCCAGTACCTCGCCCCTGTGTAATATGACGCGCACGCCCGACACGCCCGACGCCGACGCCTCGCTCACCGAAACACACAATCGCGCCTGCGCCCTGACTGCCTCGCCGGCCGACCCGTACGTTGTCCCGTCCGCGCCCACGCGCACGTCCCTCAACTCGGTCCCCACGTCCCCGCCATCCGACCCGGACGCGACGACCACGTCCAAACGGGACGACAGGGCGTTCAGACGGTCACGCATGTCCCCGGCCAGTTCGGAGGCCGCCGTGCGACCCGCCTCCAAACCCGCCGCGCCGCCCGCCGACCGCGCCACGGCCGCCACGTCCGACGACACGGGCATGGTCGCCTCCATGATGTCCACTATCTGCTCCGTCATATCAAATCCTTTCGCGAGACTTTCAATCCGACAGGGCGTAATAGCCCCAGCCCAACGTGCGCGTCGTACCGCCGTCCGGGGAGGTGACCGTGACCTTCCACTGACCGCACCGGCGCGACGCCCACACCGCGTCCGCGAACGCCGAAGGCGGGATGTCCGCAATCGCATACCCGTCCGATGTCATCTCCCCGCACGCCTGCGAATACCACAACTCCGAACCATCCGAACTGCGCAGTTCGACCACGCCGCTCCACGAGCCCAGATCCACCGCCTTCACGGTCCCGTCCGGATACCTCTGCCGCCACCGGCCACCCAAACGCTCGCTGTCCCCACGCACCAGGCGCACGTCCAGACGCCCGACCTTCCTACCCATAGTCGCCATACGTGTTTCTCCCGTCTATTCGAGCGCCGGCTTGGAGCCGGGCACGTAGCCTTCCACATAGCTCGAGATCGCCCCGAACTGCACGTTGCACCAGTTCAGCAGTACGCTCGTGTTCCGCGCCTGCTTCTGCAAGTCGGCGGTCACCGTCTGCAGGTACGCCACCGTTTCGCCCTGCTGGCCCACGATCGATTCCAACTGCTTCTGCTGCGACTGCAGGGACGCCTGCTGCTGGCGGAGCTGTTCCTGCGCGGTCTTCAGTTCGGCCTGCTGCCATTCGAGTTGCTTCTGCTGTTCGGCAAGCTGCCGTTGCTGTTCGGCGATCTGTTCCTGTTGCTGCTGCAGGATGATCTGCTGCAGGCCCTGTGCCTGGGTGAGTTCGTCGAGTTTCGAGGTCAGTTGGGTCAGTTCGGTGCCGGTGGGCCGGTTCGCCTCTTTCTTCGATGCCTCGCGTTTGCGTTGCGCGTTGACCTGACGGGAGGCCCAGTCGGCGCCCGGCGACGAGTACACGCGGGTCAGATCGGTGACCGGCGTATCCAAGGGTTCGCCCTTGTCGGCGTCGACGCTCGTGACGACGGCTTGTGCGAGGAGCCTCATACCTTCGTCGTTTGGGTTGATGCCGGTGGCGTGCATGTCGTGGTCGGAGCCACAGATGGCGCGCATGTTGTGGATGACGAGCGCGTCGGCCGAGGTGCCCGCGAGGGTGATCGCGGTGAGCACATGCCCCTGTCGCGCGATCGCCTCGGCATCGGTGGCATCGGGGATGCAGCCGGGACCTACGCCCACGACGATGCGCGCCACGGGAAACAGCCTCTTGGCTTTGGCGATCGTGTCCGCGACCGTCTGCTGCATGTTGGCCAATGACTCGTAGGAGTCGGTCAATCCGGCCATCAGGAACACGTAGCCGACCTGATCATGTGGATAGCCGGCATCCGCGTTGGCCGCGTCGAGCTGCATACTGATGGTGTTGCCGTCGATCAGGTATCCGGCGTTGGTTTTCGCGTAGTTGTGTTCGGTCAGGTTCAGTTCGCCGCTGGCCAGCGTGCTGTACCGTTTCGCCGTCGCACTGGCACCAGTGCCCTGGGTGACGCTGTCGCCGCACCATACGGCGTGCGTTCCCGCCGGTATGGCGCGGGTCTGGTTGATTCCGCTCACGTCTCGTTCCTTTCCTGGGCCTGCAGGGTGAGCCAGTCGCTGTCTGCCGAGCCGCTCAGGTCGGTGATCTTCAGTCTGAGCAACCGGGAGCCGAGGTGGTCGTCCTCGACGCGCAGGTCGGCATGGTCGCCGACTTTCACATGGTGTTCCTCACCGACCTTGACCTTGTAGGTTTCCGCGGGGAACGCGCCCTGGGCGAGGTCTCCCAATGCGTGGGCCTGCAGCGTCTTCAAATCGCTGACCGTGGTGTGCGTGGTATCCGCGGACTGGCAGAACAGGTAACCCTGGTCGGTGAGCCGGGCGGTGGTGCGCCGGCACATGAGGGTCTTGTCGCCGTCCTTGCCGCCGGTGAGCCACGCCTGCGAGGTCATCGACCCGCCGGCCCCAGCCACCGAGGAGAGGATGACGCGCTGGCCGGGTATCACCGCGTTCCACTGGTGCGTTGAATCAATGAGCTCGTTTCCGGCATGCAGGTCGAATATGAGACTCCCGTCGGGTTTGACACGCGGGTCGAAACGTATCTCGATGCCGTGTTCGAGGTTGGTCAGGTCGAGGATCCGGTCGGCGCAGGTGGCCAGATCCCACGCGTAGTAGGTGCGGGTCCTGTCGCCACCGGTCGTCGCGGGCAAGCCGATGGGCAGGCTGCCCCATTGCATGGCCTCGGCGGTCAATCCGCGTGCGATGTCCGCGTAGCTGCCTTTCAGGGTGAGGTCCATGTCTCCGGCGGGGTGTTTCTCGTCGAGGAGCATGCTCCCGTCGCGCCACGAGTCCTTGAGCGCATGGTTGATGACGAGTCGTTTGGTCAGCAGGGTCAGGCCGCCGCCCACAGTGAGCTTCAGGCTCCGGTTCTCGGCATCCCACTCCCAGTCCGTCAACGGGCCCGCATGCACCACTTCGAAACCGCCATTGGTGGCGCGTTGCAACGCGATCAGCGCCTTCCAGCAGCGCAGGGATTCGAACAGTCCGAGTCTGGCGGCGGTCCGCGTGTAGTCGACGGTCACGTTCATGGATCCCGGCTGGTTCAATGATTCCGTCCAGTCGGCCGCCGTGTAGGGCAGCCGGTAGAGATGCCGGCCGGTGACCGGCTCGTACACATGCACCGTCAACGGGGCAAACTGTGATGCCATGAGGTCACCTCCATGCCGGTCGAACGATCATCAACACCGCTCCCCCGCCGACGACGACGGCCGATACGACGGCGCCGCCCGACGGGATCTGGAATGCGTCGTCATAGGTGACAATGCCCGCGCTGGGTATCATGTCCCGGAAATCCAATGCCAGATTCTGCGCATCGCCCTGCCATTGCACGCGATGCCCGGCATACGACAACGTCAGCGAGGTCGCATGCCCCGATATCCTCACGTTTGGCCATGTGGCCGCCGTGCCGGGGTTCTGGCAGCGGATCACGCCGCCGGATGCCGTGTAGGTGACCGGCTGCCCGTATTTCAACGGGTCGGGGCAGGTGATGACCAGGCCGAATTCGAAGCCCTGTTCCTTCCATCGCATGGTGGGTTCGGGGTCGGCGGCGAGCATGCCGGTGAGTTGGCGTGTTCCTGCGGCGGTTTCCTCGATGATGGTCAGGGGTTTGCCGAACAGGGCGTTGATGCGGTCGCGTTCCTGTGCGGCTTCGGCGCTCGATAGGCCTCTGATTACGCAGTCGAGGCTTATCGAGCGTGGTTTCTGGGTGATGCGGCTGGGCCAGTAGTCGCCGTCCTGTTGCGGGATCGATGTGGTGGATTCTTTCATGCCGGGGGTGCCGAACAGGCCGGTGATGCCGTTCTTCTTGATGGCGTGGATGTGGTGTTTCCACCGGTAGTCGTCGCGCAGCGGGATGGTGTCGGTATCGGTGACGATGGTGATCCGGGTCACTGGCTACTCTCCTCCCCAGCCGCTTGCCGCGGCCTTGGTGCGCAGGTCGAATTCGTTGAATATGTCCGCGCTGTTCATGCCGTGCGCGTCGATGGACACGTTCACCGTGTTCCCCTCCAGCGTCCGCTGGCCGGCGGTGTTCTGCGCGGTGCCGGCTGGGTTGGTGACGGTGGCGGGTTTGACGCTCCGGTAGGCGAGTTCGACGCCGTTGGCGGCGGCTTGGGCACGCTGCATGGCGGCTTGTATCGCCTGTTCGGCCTTGCCCGCGTTGTCCGTGACGCCCTGGGCGAGCCCTTCCACGATGGCCTGGCCGGAATAGGTGGTCCATCCGCGTCCGCTGAACGGGCCGCGTTTGGCCGGCGAATGCGGGATGAACGAGCTGATCTTGTCCATCACCCATCCGATGGCATCGCCTGCGGCGTTGATCATCGACATGATGCCGTCGATCAGCCCCTGGATGATGGCCTTGCCGGCATTCCACAGCCAGGTGCCCGCGCCGGCGAGCGCCCCGAGGATGATGTCCTTGATGCCGGAGACGATGCCGCCGAGGGCTTGGACTGCTCCTGAGACGACTTGTTTGAAGCCTGCCCAGACTTGTGTCCAGTTGCCGTTGAGGATTCCGGCGATCATGTTGATGACGCCGCTGATGATGTTGACGAGGCCTTGTACGACGGTGCCGATCGAGTTGATGACGCCGGTGATGTACGGGAGGGTCGCCTGGATGGCGGGTAGCAGGGTCGCTTGGATGAATCCGATGATCGTGGTGATGATGCCGCCGACCACTGGTGCCATCTGGGTGACGGCGTCCATGATCGGTGTGAGTACGGTCGGGATGATCGGCATGAGGGTGGCGATGACCTGGCCGATGACGGGGATCAGTGCCGCGACGAATCCGGTGACGGCGGGCATGATTTGTTGGATCATGCCGCCGATCGCGGTAACCATCTGGTCGAATGTGGGTTTCAATCCGTCGAGGATGGTTTTGAACTGTTCGAGCAGCGGGTTGAGGGTCGCTCGGAATACCGATTGCAGTTGTGGGCTGGTGGCGATGAGTGCGCCGAGGCCTGCGGTCAGTATGCCGAGTGGGCCGCCGAGCATGGCCAGTGGTCCGCTCAAGCCGCCGAGCAGTCCGCCGAGCAGCGGGATCTTGGATAATAGTGGTGCGATGCCGCCGGCTCCCAGTGCGAGGAATGCCGCGCCGATTGGGGCGAGTACGGTTTTGAACTGGCTTGCCAGTCCGGTGATCTTGCCGATGGCCTGTTGGATGGGTTCGGGCAGGATTTTGGTGATTTCGCCGAGCATGCTGGGCAGGGAGGCGATCAGGCTTTTGACGATGACGCCGATGCGGGGGCCGATGTTCTTGATGACGGTTCCGATGCTGGTGACGAGCTGGTTGGTGAGCTTGCCCATGTCGGCGTCGTTCTTGCCGAGTTCGGTGAGCCAGTTCTGCCAGGCCGCCTTCATGCTGCCGACGGAGCCTTCGATGGTGGTGGAGGCTTCCTTGGCGGTGGTGCCGGTGATGCCGAGGTTGTTCTGGACCTCGTGGATGGCCTGCACGACGTCGCTGAATTTGTCGATGCTCAGGTCGCCGGCTTGGCCGTTGGCCTCGCGCAGCTTGTTGGCGTCCAAGATGAGGCGTTCCATCTCGGTTTTGGTGCCGCCGTACCCCAGTTTGAGGTTGTCGAGCATCTGGTAGTTGCCGCGCGCCAGACTCTGGTAGGTCTGCTGGATGCTGTCGAGGTCGGTGCCCATCTTGTTGGCGTTATCCGACATGTCGACCATGGCGGTGTTGCCGAGTTCGGCGGCCTTGGAGGTGTCGCCGCCCAGCGAGCTGATCAGCGAGGCGCTGAAGCTGGTGATCTGCGCCATGTAGTCGTTCGCGGATACGCCGGCGTTCTTGTACGCGTCGGCGGCATACGCCTGCACGGTCTTGGATGAATCCTTGAACAGGGTGTCGATGCCGCCGACCGCCTGCTCGTAGCTGGCATACGCGCCGACGGCGCTTTTGCCCACCCCGATCAATGCGGTGCCGAGCGCCCCCACGCCTGCGGCCAGGCCGCCGACACTGAGCGTGGCCAAGCCCTTGACGGAGTCGCCCACGCTCGACAGTTTCGCCTTGATGTCGGTGCCGACCGCTCTGAACGCGCCTTTGATGCCGTTGGCGGCGCTCGACGCCATGGGGGCGATTTTGTCGAACACGTTGCCGACCGCGCTGCCCACGGGGGCGAGGTATCCGCCGATCGCGCCGCCAACCGCCTTGAACGGCGTGGCGATGGTGCCGGCGAACTTGCCGATGGCGGCCTTGG